ATAGGATAAGGTGTGCAGAGTTCGAAGACATATCCGTGATATCACGCATAGTAAAGGACTTGAACTCAGGTGTATTTGTATTCGTTGCGATTCTTAAGAATTGACCACGTGAACCACCACTCACACGCACACGAGAAATGTCTGGCAGGATTACAGTTTCTGAACCAGTTTGATTGAATAGAACATTTGCGTTGAACGTAGTATTTGCAAAGACTGTAAAGTTTACTGCTTCGTCTGTCCCTGAAGTACCAATATTAACATTTGATGCTAAGAGCAAATCACCTTTTACTGAAGTGTTACCACCTCGAACCGTATATGCTCTAAGTTCTGTTGCCGTAAAAGTTCCTGATACATGACCATTACCGACAGCAACACCACCTCGATTGGAATCTCCATGAGGGTTGACCGTCACCACATTGTTACTTATGACAGTTGCTGCAAAATTGGTGTTAAGACGCCAAGTATTAAAACTGTCGACAAGGTTAGTATTTGCTACTGTTACTGTCATTTAATTTCTCTATCTATCAGTTGTTTTAGAAGTGCCTTGACCTCAGATATTTCTTCCTTTAATCCATCAATCTGATTGACTTTACTTTCTAAATCCATACGATGCTTCCTGCTTGCTCTATATTTAGCAAGTGCTGAAAGATCCGTATTTAATATGGCATTAGTTTTAGTATCTCTTACTAATCCGTCTTGCCCCTCAATATAAAGTCTTTCTGGTTTCATTATTTCTGCAACGCAATCGCTCTAAGGTCTTGGACAAATGGGGTCAAGTTAGTCCCTGCTGCTGTCATAACAATCTTAATCTGATAGGTCTTATAGGTCTTGTATACCGAACCATCAGAGTTTGTATATCCAACAATATCATTATCTGCTGTGTCAAGGAAAGCAGTGTTCAGCGAGGAGTTTGCTAAGAAGTTTTGCCCATCCGTATTTGCTTGGAAGGTAAACTCAAACTCTCTTACATCCTCAGTACCCTCATTGGTATTCACCCCTGTGCTGAATACATTTGCTGATGTTACTTGACGTAGTTTACTGAATTTCTTATCCTTAATTCCCTCAGGATCTTCAGCATTAAGAACTCGAGCATAAACATCAATGCCTGTTGTCTGTGGTTTAAATGCAGAGAGAAAAACTGTTATATCTTCAGCATCTTGACCATCATCCAATTCAATGACATTTGAAATGTATCGAACTTGAGAGTTTCCACTTGGTGCTGTTTCACCAGTATTTAAATTGTTAATAACATTTTCAGTAATCGAAGCATTCATTCGACTAGTATCAATGATAGGTGACAAACTATCCTTTTCGGTTGTTAGTGTTCCTTTGATAGTTAGTGTTTTCTTAGAACCACCAACAGCAGTCAGTGTTTCTTCCTTACTAGCAGAGAACACTTTCTTTTCCTCATCAGTAAAGAAGTTCGTTGACCCTAAATCAACGATCTGATACTTCGAATCGATCGTACCAGAGGTATCAGTCGTCTTTGCTTCCCATTGCGTAAATGTTCTTGGATATCTGATTTCGGGAATCATTGGTTTTAAGGTATTGAGTGGTAGATCTTCTAGTTGTGTAGACCGTAAAGTCGCACCTGACCTTTGACCACGAATCCAAGTATTATTATTAGCAAATCCATAATGTCCACCAGCACCTGTTTGTACTGTTGTCACAACATCAGTTACGTGCATACGTTTCGGACTAGCACTATCAAAGATGAAGTGGACTTTACCAGTCGCTGTATTTGCAGTAAACGATGAAGTATTACCCACCCATGCAGCATTAGCACGTCCAGCACTATTCAAATACAAGTTGTTAGTATTAGAGGATGCAGTTGTCGGGAAGTCGCCAAAGGCATCTACCTTTACTGTAACCGACCCTGATCCACTTGAAACGATTTGTCTAATTGTACCATTCGCAAAGTTCGGACTCAGTGTATTCGCTGACTCTTTCGAGAATAAGATATCACCAACTGCCACAATTTTGTTATTAGCAAAAGTCATAACCGATTCAGCACGAACTGTTTCACCGATTCGGAAGTTGCCCTTACGATTGTCATACTGAATGTAGTCTGTATCAGAGTTCTGAATGATTACCGTACCAGTTGCTGTTGTATCAAACTTCGCACGATATATTCTCATTGCCAAGTCTTCAGACTGAATTGGATTCCAAGTGTTATCGTTAGCAGATGTGAATAGGACTCCTGGATAAACCTGTTTCGGAATCAAGAGATTAGTGTTGACATCAGTGCCACCCAACTCTGCCACCCAAAGTGCATAGTCATCCGAGTTACCTGCTGGAAGGATAACAAGAGAATAGTCCTCGTTATTTTTCAAGAACACAGGATTATCGAAAGTGAATGTTGTTGGGTTTGCTAAGTTCCCTGTATCGATATTAACGTCTGATGGATTCAAAGTCTTTTGACCATAAGGCACGATAATCTTTGTTGGGAATCCTGTTTCCATTTGTCGAATCTGAACCGTTACAGGAAGGGTGCTTGACTTCTTACCAAAGAACAAATCTAGTTTGGTGATGAAGACACCGTCAGTTGTTCCTGACACGTTGATATTAAATGATTGTGCTAGTGGATCCCACCAAGATCTATCACCGTCGGCAACGGTATGCAGAGTTTGCGTAGCAACTCGAACATCTTTAATAATTTGAGGGAACACCATATTGACTGTCGTTCCTTGCTGGACAATATTAAGTCCTTGCGAGGTGAACGAACCGATCGCACTGGTTGTAACCAGACTTGCCTCTGTGACAGGATCTTCGATATCCTGCAACTTAAATTGTTTTGTACCAGCACGGAACTTGAGATCTTCATCGTTAGGAAGTCTGAACAGTAAATTAACAGTTCCATCATCGCCAGTGATGAGAGGATCGCCCTCAACCCCTGTTGGATTAAAGTTTGCATCGGTCGGTGTGCAATATGCTGAAACCTTTTCATCATCAAAATATGCATACACACGTGTGTTTGGTCTGATACGAACACCAGTTGCTTTGATTTCAATTGAACGCATATATTCACGTAGAGAAACATCAGTTATGATATTACCGAAATCAATTGTTTCTCCAGTAGTAGAGATATCTGAAATTGTAGTTGTTGTGATTTCTCTCCTTCTAGCATTAATCCGTTCTACATCCCTGAACACACCTTCTTCAATACCAGTTAATTCGATGATATCCATCAGCGTATCGTTGATGCCACTGAAGTCGATTTGAACATCAGGTGCTGTTGTAATATCAGGTGTATTATCTGCTTCAGGTTGAAGTATAACCTCGCCACGCCAGTTGAACAAAAGTTCCTGAACTGGGTTTCTTAGTTTGGTTGCATAAGGTTGTTCAACAAGTGCTTCATGCGTATAGGGTAGAGAAAGAATATCACCAGTTTGTGTTATGTTAGTTGATGTGAGGTCAACATCTTTCTTCAGTTTAATATCACGTCTCTTAAACTTCGGAATCAATCTTGAGAAACTACGATCGATACCTGCTCTCTGTGCAGGATCAGTCGTGTCAGAAAACTGTAGACCAGTAAAACTATCAACAAAGAAACCGTTCTTAAACCGTTCCGCACCACCTGAAGTAAATATCTGTTTGTTCTGTGCAGCAGTTTCAAGTGCACTTAATGAAGTGTAGTATTCAAGATTTTTAATCCGTCTTTCCATTTGTCGCAAATCTTTCATCGTATAGCGACGGTTATTTTCTAGATCTAGATTAACCCTATACAATGGTCGATTATAATGATTCGCAACATACGGTGATAATGATGGATAAGGTGTTACGTCAACAATACCAAGAGTCATTGTTCCTGCTGGTTCTGGAGGAGTCCTTGGATTTTTACTTGCCACACCTTTAACAACTTCAAAGTTACCACGCTGGGATATAACAACCCTGTCTCTTCGAGGCATATATTGCCATATGTCTGCTTGATAGTTTTCATCAGGAGAGGGTTGATAAGCACCATTGTTACTATCGAAATCAAACGTAGTTAGTTCTGCTGGATTCGTTGGTGCTGATGCTACTGTTCCTGTACTTGATGGGGTAACAGTGTTTGTCTTTTTAGGACGGAAATCAACTGAGTCCCTCAAGTCAAATCTACGACCAGTTGTTGGCGATTGGTAGATTGGAATCTCTTGAGTTACAATAGAAGTCGCTGCATCTGGGTTGGCGTCATCAATAATATCTGTATAAGAATCTTTCGTGAAGAATCCATAACCAGTTCATATCGACTTTCCAAAGTAGTTAAACTTAACCATCAATCCACAGTTAGTCAAGTCCAAACTTGAAGTATCTTTTTGCTTCAAGAAGGACGTGTCATACATTGCATCCTTTTGACCTGTAACCAACTCAAACTGATCGGTAACATCTGTGTTAGTCGTAACAACACCAGTATTCGATCCTTTGAATACACCAGTAATCTTCCATGCATCAGATACACCAAGACTCCATGGTCCATTTTTAGAAGCAGAGTGTGATCCAGTGTTAACGTGGATATACTTATCTTTAAATACCGTTTTCTTTGCAGGTGCTGCAGAAGTTCTAAGCACATCAAAGTAGATGTCAATATTAAATGTGCCTGTGAATGTTCCACGACTGAGTGCTATCTGAAGTGTACCGTTGACTGACTCACTTAAAATACCAGAGGCATATTGTAAGTTATGAATATGCCCTGCAGGGAAGTGAATACGGTGAGCAGAACTTGACACTGAAGTTGCAAGTGCAGTCGCTACCAGAGTGATTTGGGTATCGCTATCAATCGATGCGATATAACCAATATCAGTTTCCGTTGATGAAATATCTGCGTTGAATAGATCACCAACCTTATATTCTGTTGTGAATGCTGTTCCACTACCAGTGACTGTTGTTCCAGAGATACTGCTGATCGTACCTGTCTTATCAACGGTCTTGGCAGACGTTCTGTTAACAATCATATAGTTACGGAAGTCTGCTAATGCGATTGTCGCACCACCATCGTTGAAGTCCTCTGAACCACCTGTTGCTCTGGTATCACTACCATCCGTGTTAAGTGTAGCAGAGGCAGTACCATCAGTTGCAACTGTAATTTCTTGGAATTTTTTACGAACAACAAACTGTCTGTTGGCATGCTCTTTTGTCGCAAAGAATCCTGTGTTGAATACTGAAGGAAGTAGACCTGCTTCCTTTAAAACTGTTTTACTTGATACAAGAACAGAGTCAGCATGTGCATGAACACCAGTTCCAGCAGAGTTAGCAATGTAAAAGTTCTTTGCGTCTTGGAAGTTTTTACCTGCGTTCATCTGAATATCAAACAGATACAGACGATATTGACAAGCAGGTGTACCCTTAGTTCCACTGTGCCACTCAAATCCTCGAACTCGAGCAGTACCAATCTCAGAACCAGCAGCACTTGTTGAACCAACAGTTCCACTAGTTAGTGCATTTGCTGCAGTCTGACGAATTGAGACTGATTTTAATTCTTGCATGTCCCAAGAACCAGCAACCTCGTCTACTATAACATAGTTACCTAGTGATTGAGAAATCGCTGTTCCTGTTGTTACGTTTGCTGTAAGTGCTTTATCAAACTCAATGTAAGAAGCACCATATTGCTGGACTCTAAATCCGTTTACATAACCACGTCCCTTTTCGACCTCAACCACCAACTTATCTTTATCGCCACCTTCTCCAGCAGTGTAACGACCAAGACTATTTGCTTTATGGAGGTGCTCACGAATTCGTAGATTGAAAGGATCGGTTACATAGTTACCGTTGGTGTCATATGCTTGCTCAGCAATATAACGACCGATATCTGAGTATGTTGTGTCTTCGTTTCTTTGCTCGACTGAACCATCAGAGATTTGCGCAATCTGGAAGAAGTTCTCTGTATTAGCAAACGTCTTGTCATATACTGCTAATGTCGGAACCATTTTAAGTCGGTTTGCTCCTGGAGCAGCAAAGTTAGTTGCACCAGTTGCATTATCAAGCAAAGATGAGTCCGCATTAGAATCAACTATGGTTTCGATTGTTCTTAGACCGACCTTTTTATCTGGACGGTGTGTATACTTACCGATGATAATAGATTGGTTTGCGACTCGTAGAAATGTTCCTTTATGATAGACAACACCATCTGACAAACTACCACGTAGTGCTAAACCTGTTGCACTCGAAGCAATCGTATTTGCAGCAACCATAAATGCGTTACTGCTCGCAAAATTTCTTACTACAAGAGATTCATTGTCAAGGAAAGTTTTGGTTGTGTTGTTAGCACCAGAGTTAGTGTAGGCAACATAGATTGTTAGGAAGTTAGGTGCACCTGCCTCAGAACCTTCTTTAACGTCAACAAGTCGACCTTGAACTCCAGATGTTACACCCTCAACAATGGCATTGGCAACTTTACCAGAGGTGAAGAAATCGCCAAGTAAAAGCACTCGATTGTTTGCGTCTTTGTCACGTAGTTTAACGAAACCAACTGTGTCGGTAGAAAGACCACAACCAGTGATCACTGTACCGTCAATAACAACCTCGTTTGCAAACCGTTCGAGTTGGGTTTGCATAATCGTTTGGAGTTGTGTTAATTCCCTTGCCTGAACACCAAATCCTGGACGAAATAATACTCGATGAAAATCTTTATTTTCAGCGTAATCGTCATAGTATGGTTGTTGGTTTAGATTAGTTTCAATTGTCATTTATTTTACCTTTAGAAATCTAGTACCACTTTGATATCTTCTATTTGATCTGGATTTCTAGTGACCTTTTGAATATTCTCGGTATATAGTATTTCACCTGAGAATGTGTTTGCCTCTGGTCCTTTGATATCCTCAATCGTAGCGATCTTGGTTGCTGATGTACTCTTTAAAATAACGTCATCCTTCGTAAATGCAGCATAACCACCGTGTGCCTCAACATTATTTATATAAGCAATATAGAAGGATGGGTCTGTAACTGTAGGATCTTCATTTAAAACTACAACATTTGCGTTAGCAGACCTGACTGCATTAGTCATTGCAGCATTCTGTCGTGCAATAGGATTCAATTCAGTTACGAATTCTAGTTGTCCAGTCTCTGCACGCACTCGGTTTCTTTCGTTTGTGATTATATTATTTACAGTAAGAGCATTAACT